GAAGGTCCAGACCATAATGCGTTTGCCTTTCAGCTTATCCCTCATATCGACACACCTCCATCCGTCATCTGCTGTAATTCAAAAAGAACCCTGGCTGACTTGCCGTCCTCCAAGGTAACCTTGTGCTTGGAGTCCCAAGCGGCACTGTATTGATAAAAGCCCTCTTTCAGTTCGGTCACACCGTTCTTTGTGCATTCCCGCACCGATGCAAGTAGGGCAAGGTCATCTTCCGCAGCGAGGGCATTTGGAAATACGACCCGCTGTCCACCAACACCCTGGGCAAGCTGAACCGAGCCTGCCGCCATATCGGATTTGGGGTAGATATGGATGTCCAGACCGCCGGAGGTATCACCGACATTGCAGATGATGACCGTTTCCGCAGAGCGAACCACGCCATTGAACCACACCTTGTCGCCCTCCACGAGCCGACTTTCGGTATGTGGCACATAGCCTGTTAGTGCCGGTCCCTCTTGTAGCATAAGGTCAGTAAACCAAATCGTGCCGGAGCAGTTGGTGACGGTAGGCTTCACCGTTACACTCATGACACGCATATCCTGTTTCTTGTTTATAACCTCCGCCAGACGGATGAATACAGGATTAGCCATCCAGTACCCACTTTATCTCGCAGGGATGACCTACCCATCCCGTGGCTACAGAACCGGGCTGCAGCAAGAGGTCAGTAATATAGAAAGTGCCTGTGCAGTTGGTAATGCACACACGCACCGTAATTGATTTGACCTTGGAGAAGTAGCTTTCCGGCGTGATCTTCTCCGAGGTTTTAGAAAAGTAAGCCATAGAGCACCTCCATCAATAAAGATCGATGAAACGGGACTCAATGCTGCCGTCCTCGTATTCGATGACTACCTCAATACCGACCTGGGAGTCACTGCCCAGCTTCTCCAAATCGTCAGAAGCAATCTGCGCTGACAGCGTATAACTGCCACGGTTGGAAGGATATACGGTCTGGGCAAGGCTCAATGTCATGCCTTCCACACCCACAGCCTTGAAGGAAGCCGTGCCGGATGCACCGTTTTCTCCGTCAGCCTCAAAGCCGGAACTGACCCAATAAGCAAGGCCGTCATCGGCACGGGAGTTTCGCAGATGGTTGAATGGCACCAATTCACGGATATCGTTGTTGGATACCATTCCTGTACCTTCCAATGCATCTGCAATGGTATCAATGGAACTGACCGAACTGCCGAGATTTTTCAGCGTAGTGGAAAGTTCCAATACCGTGTTCCAAGGCTCCTGCAGGTTATATTCACGGCGCACGATACGGGTGGTAACGGAAAGTCCCAAATCCTTATCTTCCACACGGACATAATCGCCAAGGTTCCAGGCTTCATGCTCATAGCCCGTCAGAACGGACAAGTCCATCGCATTCAGCACATAGGAAACGGAAGGCTTGCAGTATTCCGCAAGGCGCATGGCCGTGTACTCCTTCATCTGATATGGGTTGGTAAAAGAAGAACAATCCAGAGTGGTAATACGCACTTCCTTGGAATAGGTAAAATCCTCAAGGTAAGGCTTGCCACCGTTGATGTCAGCAAATGTCATGCCGTTGGCACCAACCGCATAAAGCCTTGTTACAAGGGAGCGGGTGTCCACCACACGCTCGATGCTTTTCATGTTCTTCTTGTAGGCAAACAAGGCACCGCTGTCTTTGCCATTTAGCGTCAGCAGATGCACCAGTCGGTTCGGACAGTCAAAAACGAGGTCACCACCGTGAAGGTTGGCAACGCTGCGGAGGATGGACAGAGCGTTCTTTTCTGTGGAAGTCCATGTTCGCTTGGTGGTAACATTGACCGTTCCCACGCTCCACTCGGTATCGGCAAGGGCATACGCCATCGCTACATCCGCAGTTTCCGCATCAAATTTCTTTTCTTCCTTACGGACGGAGAAGGTCAAATCGTAAAACTCTGCCTCGGCATAAATCTGCGTGACGGTGTTTCCGGTACTGTCCTTCACATCGGTAACGGTACGGATTTTATACACATCATCCACAATCTGGATTTTCTTTTCGTTTTCCAGGTACTTTCGTTTGCTGTCACGGAACGGAATAGAAAAAGTCAGCGTATCCTCACCATTGATTTCGCCTGTAACGATGATATCGTAGGCATTCTCCAAAATGGCCTCCCACGCACCGTTATCATCAAGCACCACAGGACGGGCATAGCCGATTTTCTCATAAGGAGCCTTCGGAATGTCATAAAGGCGGATATCTATGAGTTTCGGTGTTTTGCTTGTATCCGTAGTGGTCAGCGTGACCTTAAAACGGATATAGTTTCTGTTCGGAGATTGCAGCTTGCCGTCCGTTCCGACAGCAACCCAATCACTCCAATCGGTAAGGTCATCACTGGTGGAGGTTTCCACCGATGCCACTGCCGTTGTGCCTGCCACATACTCACTTGTATAGGACACCTTGCCCGTACCGGAGAGATTACACTCTGCCGCCTTGGTATAAAGAACACCGCTTTCCGGATAGACACCATCCGTTGCTTTCAGCGTTACACCGCTTGCATCGGTAAGAGCATCCACATCAGCGGAACTGTCAGCACCGTTACAGAGAATGGTGGCATTGAAATAGTCCACCAAATCATCTGCCGTAAGTTGTGAATCGCAATCTAAAAACCAATCGTCAAAGCCTCCTGCATAATAATAGCTTGTGGCGTGCATACCGATAACCAGATCCGCCGTGCAGGATGCATTCAATGTTCCAGTAAAGGTCAGAGCATCCGACTTCCACACTTCTCCTGTGGAACGGTCGCCTACCACATAGGTGAACTGCTTGTTATTCGGTTCAATGACTCCTGCGATAAAATACCAACCGCCATTCTTCAGCGTGAAGGATGGGGTCACGGTCTTATCGAGGATAAGACTGCCAGAAGAATTATAAAGCATAATTCTCGGCTTGCCGGAATACAGAGACAGATAAAAAATAGGCTGCCCTGGACCGTAACGGGTATTAAATATCGGACAGAAGGTATTACCGACAGAATAAGTGGTAGGACACATCCAACCACCCACGATGATACGCTCACCGAGGTTAGCAAAGATGCTGCCGTCATTGGTCACCTGCAGGTGAGTCTTTTCAGATGTCGGATTATTGATATTAAAACGAATCTGTCTGCCCTTCGGACTTTTACTTAAGTTTGCCGTTGTACCACTCCAATTGACGATGGTAAAGTTTCTGCCATTAACGGAGGAATCGGCAAGAGCCGTATCTTCATCCGGTGCAGACTCGTTAAAACGCCACAGACCGGAGGCGGCATACTCCGCAGGAAATTCTCCTGTAAAATCTGTCTGCTTATTCAGTATCATTTTCAGAGCCATGCCGTCACCTCCATCTGTTCTTAGCCTCGATTTGTAATTCCGTCAGTGTGGCGTTGCTTATCTCCACGGTGACGGTGTTATCTCCAACAACAAGGGTCGGAAAGTTCAGTTCCTGTAAATACGGCAGACCGTTTCGGAGTGTCTCGCCGTTTTCATCCACCACATAGGCAGTCATTTTATCCGTATCCACAACCAGGGTTTCTCCTTCAGAGAGGGTTGCGTTTACGATTTTCAGTTCCGAGCCGTTTGTGGTAATGCTGATATAATTGCTTGCCCCAGCGGTTACCACACCGCTGATACGGTATATAGGCAACGACTCAATATTGCCGATTGCACGGGTCACGGTGTGAGAGCCTTCCTCCGTGATGAAGAAGGTTTCATCCGTGATGGCATAACCGAAAGGGTCTGGGCAGAAAAACTTCAAATCAAAAGAACCTGCCGAGCACACAAGCCTTTCACAGTCCACCGCATCATTAAGCCTTGCCATAAAATATCTGTCCGGCACATCGTCAAAAATAAGCTGGCGTAACCCCTGCACAGGGTCAAGCCACGCTGCAATATCGTCCAGGGCAGATACCAATGCCGTAAAGTTGTGTTTCGGATAAATGTTGCAGTGGACAGTGATTTCACGATAATCGAAGTCAGCACCGAAGTCTGCAACACCGTATTTACCCGGCACGGTGGTGGTAAAATTACGCATCTTACCACACACCTGCCATGAAGTCAGGCGGGCTTTGATGCCCATGCTGCCCGACGTAATGTCATTAAAAATAAAACCCATAGGTCAAAACCCTCCTTTATGCTGTAGTGAAGTGTCCCTGTGCACGGGAGCCACTCTGAATCAAGTTGTAAAGTTCTTGGGAAATCTTGCGGATATCCTCTTCGCTTCGGACAATCATCTGCTGAATGGTGATAAGGGCACCGCCACCGAATCCTGCACCGGATACCGTATCATTACGGTTGACCGTACCATTCACACTAAAGTCCGTAGGAAGTGCCGTGGTCATATCATCGGCAAGGCTGTGCATCACATCGTTGATGTCCTTGCTCATACCTTCAGCTGCAGCAACCGCATCTTTACCATTGGTATTGATGGAGCCTGCCAGACCTTCCACAAGCATTTCACCAATCCACGCCATCTCATCCGAAGGCGAGTGAATACCGAAGAAGTCACAGATGCCATCCCAGATGGAAGAAATCCAACCGGATACCTTATCCCAAAGCCATCCGGCAAGGGACTGGATACCCTGCCACAGACCCTTTACAAGGTTTGCACCGACGCTTGCAAGCTGAGATACACCTTTTCCGAATGCCGATACCAAGCCGGACAGAATCTGCGGTACGGCTTTCACGATTTCCACGATGATGGTCGGCAGGTTCTTTATCAGAGAAATAAAGAGTGTCACTCCTGCCT